TCTGCCAACAGCCCACGCTCTGCGCAAACTTTCTTTAGCCGTTCCGCAACAGTTAGCCACTCGGCTAACGGCGCAGGTTTTGTCAGGGGCCAGTACACATGTACTCCTCGCCCTGAGTTTATTAACATCGGCTTAGGTAAGTTTAGCTCCCCTACAAATTTTCGTAGGGCCTGCACCGCCTGCTGCTGGTCGGGATACTCCTTGCTTGGGCCACAATCTAAATCCAAGAACAAAGATTTAAGAGATGCTACGTTCTCTTTCTTGCGGCTACCTGCTTCTCGTAGTGTACCCAAACCAAAATACACATCAAAACCGTCTGCATCGAAATGATCTGCGGCTTTGGCAACAGCTTCTAGGCTATCGTAAAACTTCTGTACCCGTTTATCAGTAGCTGCATTTGCTGCAAATACGCAGTAACACCCACCATCTCCTAGCACAGAGCGTAAAAATTCTATCGTTTTCATTATGCTGCTCTCCATTTAACATCGTGGCGGGGGTTGGACCTGCCCCGCCACGATATGACCCTAGACGATTAGTCCCACTCGTCTAAGATCGACCCTAAGTCTGTCGCAGGTGCGGGAGCAGCCGCCGCCTTCTTACTGACCTTCTTGGGTTCCGGTGTTTCCTCTGGCAGCTCTTCTGGCTGTATATCCGCAGAGGAAACTAAGTCTTCAAAAGGTGATGCCGTGTTCTCTTCCACGGAAAAACCTTCTTCTACGTCAAACGGAGAATATGATTTACGTTCTTCAAGCTTTGTAACTTGCACTGCTTTCAGCCGTAAAGACACCCCGTGATCTCGCATGGAGTAGGGCACAAATACTACGCTAAGATTTACACGACTACCCGATGTCAGTTCAAAACCATCAGGTAGCGGTTTGTTTTTAGCGTCTACTTGCAAAGGAGGAGAAGTTATCTCACCCCCGTAAGACCCCTTTAAGACAGCCTTACCAACATACATACCATTGTCATCTTTCTTAAATACGTCAGATGCTTTTGGTAATTTATCGGGCCAGTTTTTTTCTTTGGCTGCTCTAGCTTTATATGCCTCAGACATAGCGCCATACAATTCTTTGGCTTGATCTTCTGTCATAGTAAAAGAAGTCTCAAACTTTGCGCCTTCTGCATCAGGTTTGCAAGGCATTGTTCTGCCCCTATCCCCCGCAGACGGATCGTATTTATACGTCTGATTAAGGCGCGGGTATAGAGCGGTCACATCTCTTACGATGTGCGAAGTAGCATTATTAGCCATAGGTGTTCTCCAATTTATATTGAAACCCGTCTACTTCTGTAAACGGAGATGTTGCCATAACAGGTTCGTGTGACACTGCTACAGTTTGAAGTGCAGCGATGCTTGCGGCATCACTACGTTTTAATTTTAAAGCTACCTCTAATTCTGTATCTGTAAGAGGCTTTATAGCTTTAAAATATACTTTTGGCACCGCGCTAGTCTCGTCGAAATATAGCCGCGTTACTACGGACATAGTGTGTGTCCTGCGGGTGCTTAAAAACTTTGCATATGCTTGTAACCCCATATGCCCTTTCTTTACTCCACCAAATATGGATGAAGCGGGGAGTTGCAGATGATACACTTGCTGCATGTCATCTACTAGCCCTACGGCAAGTCTTTGAGCAAACTTACATGCGCGACTGTCCATCTTTCCAGAACCTCTAATGTTCTGTGTGCAGTCCATGCACCGCGATGCTTGCTTCCTTGCTTCGGGCACTTCTACTGCCGGTAACTGCGTATCCGCAGACCAACAGGTAGGGTAAGAAGGTTTGCTACGATCATATTCGTCTGCGTAATATGCTCTAGATATCTTTGCAGCGTTTATGATCACGATATCTAAAAAACCTTCTTCGCCTAACGGCATCCTATCCCCGCCCATTAACCCTTGAAAGCGCCCCCCGCGTATACTTATGCGGTGAGTATTACCCTCAAAGTCACTCATCAGAGGCCTCTTGCAAGGGGAGTTCCATTTGTTCGGGTTTGCTGCTGCTTGTCAACTCTTTTTCGATAGCAGGGATATTATAGCGGTATGTTGTACCGCCCCGAATGTAATGGTCACGCGGTATGTGACCCTCCTTCACCCATTTTCTAATGGTGTGAATTGATACGCCAAAGTATTCGGCGGTTTTATTAACATCAGAATAAACGGTATCCGTCATTTTTTCCTCACTGAAATTGCATACTCGCTATCCACATTAAGCCCTTTAGGTAGCACATCAGGATGCTCCTCTAAAAACTGCCGCATGTGGGTTTGGTTAAGCCGCTTCTCCAACAACTCTGGCACCTGATGCTCCATGATAAAGTGGTGCATCTGCTCCCAGTCATTTGTCCAATACCGCTGCTTAACGGTTCGATAGAACAACCCTTCTGTTGTCCTAACACTCTCTACGCTATGTTCTTCGCAATGCTCCAACAAGGCGCGCTTGATAGTATTCATCTTATCAGCGAGCTTTGCGTCTTCATCTTTGAAGTTAGCCGACAACTCTGCACGTTTTTCGCGTATCTTAATGTACGCTTTCGTAAGCTTCTCTACAGGAACTTGCATAAAACTCTCCAAACTTAGTTATACATGGCATATAGTTAGTAAACATAAGCTAGTCAAGCACTTCTTTATACAAATCAATAATCTCTGTATGCGTACTTATCTTGTCATCCAACAACTTGTACACGCGGTTCTCAACAAACGAACCCGCAAGCTGTATCACTGTGCATTTATGCTTCTGCCCCGACCTGTGGACCCTAGCATTTGCTTGCGCGTAGGTTTCCAACGAGGGTGTAGGTCCCCACCACACAACAGTATTTGCTGCTGTAAGTGTAACCCCGTGTGCTGCGGCTTGGGGTTGTATAAGCAAGACCTTGGGATCTTTCTCGCTTTGGAACTGCGAAAAGATCTCAGTGCGTTTATGCGCAGCTACATCTCCTCGTATGATAGCGGACGTTATGCCGTCTTTAGTTAGCTTATCGGCTAACAAGTCTATGGTGTGTCGGAACGGTACAAACACAAGCACTTTCTGCGAGCATTCGTCTATCACTTCTTTCAGCACCTTGTACCTGTTAGAGATATCGAACTGCACGGTGTCACCTTCGTCGGTGTATATAGCTCCTGCCGATATCTGTAGCAGCTTGTTTAGGTTCACCGCAGCATTCACCGCTGTCACACTCTCACCGGCAACTTGCATGACCATACGCTTACGCAACAGGTCGTAGAATGTTTGCTGCTGTTTGGTCATCTCTACCCTGCGCTTAGTGTACACCATGTCGGGCAAGTCTAAGCACTCGTCTTTAGTGAAGCGTATCGCTGGCTGAAGCGCACGGAATACCGTACTCTTGGCATTCTCTTTCGGCATCCATTTAAACTGAGTAACCTTTACCATAATCTGATCGCGGAACGAGCTAAAGAAACTAGGTACGCTCTGTGGGTTCACTAGCTTGGCAAGGCCGTAGGCATCTAGCGGTGACTGCGCAGCAGGAGTACCTGTCATAAGCCATAGCCACGTATCGTCTTTGACAAGCTTCTTGAGCGTTTTCCACCGCTTGGTCTGCGCGTTCTTGTAGTGCGTTGCCTCGTCTATGATGATTAGGTCAAACCCACCCTTGGCGATAGCATCTGCCACAACCTCAACACCGTCATAGTTTATAATGACGAAATCGGCTCCGCTGTTTATTATCTTTTTGCGCTTTTCTTTCGCGCCATGCGCAACGTCCACGGTTCGGTGCATAGCAAAGCTAAACAAATCCTCACGCCATGCGCTGTCCATGATAGATAAAGGACACACAACAAGAACTCGTCGTATAATACCTTGCTTCATCAAGAAGTCTGCGGCCCATATCGCACTGGCTGTTTTGCCTGTGCCTTGTTCGTTGAAGCAGAAGCCCCGCTTGTTCATGGTAAGAAACGCCGCAGTGTCCTTCTGGTGTTGGTAGGGCTTGTACTTACCCACCCACGAATAGCGTTTCTCAATCGGTGAAGGCACCTTTATATTCAATGCTTTCAGCTTATGGGCCTCGTCGATACCCCAATTCACGACGACTTCATTCATCGACAACTCCTTACTCTTCGCAATCACTGTTGTGATTTGCTTCGGGTTAGGCAGCGTAAGCAGGATGGCTTTATCCTGTACAATCTGCATGTTATTCTCCAATTACTTCTTGCGCTTTCCACGGCTTAACGCACCGCCAGCGGCTCTATTTTTCTTGCGGCTTTGTACTTTTACACCGTCTTTATTTTTGCCACCCTTACTGAGCGGTTTCTTGTGCGCGATATCTTTACCCTCGCGCTTGTCGGCTTTGCCGTTCTTGTTGGCATCCTTGCCAGTCTTATCCATCTTACGCCGCGCACGTTGCCGCTCCATGCGATCCTCGTGTTCACCTCTTTCTTTTTGTTGCTTATATTCTTTTTTGTACGGTCTTGGTTTGTTTTTGTAAGGCATTAGTTATTCCCGTTATGTGGACATTCTAAAACTTTGCAGTGACGTTTGCACAAACCAGAAGGACGTGGATTCCAGACATCTGTGTCAAACGCTTTCTCCATTCTACCATAAACTCCCAACCATTTCTCCCAAAGATTAGGTTCAGAAGAAATTTCATACTCTTCTTTTATCAACTTGTTTGCTACTACAAATAGTAGCCCGGCCTTAACTTTTTTAACTTCTGGATAATGTTTAAATATTGTCAGGGCCATAAGCTCAAGCTGACCTTTATCTGCATACCTTGCAGACTTACCTGTCTTATAATCTATTACCCACGCAATTTCAGCTAACACATCTACAATTATTAAATCCGCAATGCCCCTAAACCAAACACGATCATTAAAGAAATCGCATGGTTTTAAATCAGCCGTTAGACCTAACTTCTTTTCACATATCTTAACGCCGCGCTTTTTGTTCAAAGCGTCAAGGGTGGCTCTAATAAACTCAAATTGTGGAGGTAATGCGGTACTCGACCCAATATAATTTTCACATGCTTTGTGAAACTCAGTGCCATATCGCATGGCCTCAGTTTCTTCAAAAGGATATTGTTTTAATATCTTTTCATGGTAGAATTGTTTTGGGCACGTTTCAAAAGCTTTAGCTTTACTAAACGACCAAGGTGCTATGCTCACTCACAATCTCCGTATGATTTACCTGTGCCGCTCTCGCAATCTACAGGTAGGCCCACTGCCCAGTCAGGCGTCCATCGCATACAATCCTCAATAAACGCTTGCGCTTCGGGTACTTCTTCATCCTTCACACAGCAAACAATCGAGTCGTGTACGGTAAGCACAACCTTGCGTTTCTTACTTATTTTTAACATTTGCTCACCTATAATACAACGTGCTAGTGCTTGGCACACGTTCTCAATTACCTTACCACCGTATATTCTAGTACGCCCACGTCGAGTTTTATAACTATACTCAAGACCTTTTTCACCTTGTTCACTATTTAGATTATCATAAATAATACTAAGGCCATTAGGCATAACTAATGAACTGCTATCTCCCGATACCTTAACAACGCCCTTTCGACCAAACATAGCGGATCTACCATTGATAAGCTGCTGCACCATGTAATGGGCATCGCGCCACACTTTACTAATTTTATAGTTAGC